GTGGGGGGTCACGCGACGCACGGCGTAAGGTCGGCGAGAACAGCCAACGTGTGCGTCCGCAAGTGTCCGTGTTCCTGTTGGGCGTAGGAGGCTGAGCCGTGGCTCGTAAGGGTCCGCCCCCTAAGCCGGTGCCTCTGCGTGTCCTAGAGGGCAACCGGTCCCATCGGCCGCTGCCGGTAGAGGTCCCGCCCGAGCGAGGCGACTGCTCGCCACCCGAGCACCTATCACCTGACGCCAAGGCCGTGTGGGAGCGATTGGCGCCGGAGTTGGAGGGGAAGGGACTTCTGGCGCCGCGATACCTCGACACCTTCGAGCTGTTCTGTACCGCGGTTGTTCACTGGCGGCGGGCCGAGCGGCTCGTCCAGCAAGCCGGTCCGGTGATCCAAGGTCGGATGGGCGAGGTCGTCAGCAACCCGGCAGCACGGGAGTTCGCCCGCTTCGGCACGATGGTCCGTAACCTCGGCGCAGACTTCGGGATGTCGCCCGCTGCATTGACGGCGATGGCGCATGCCAACGCCAAGCTGCCAGACGCGGAGTCGCCCGCTCGCCTCCTCGGCTGACACTTGAGTATCAACGCCCGCCTCGAGCCGGAGTGCGGCTACACACTCGACGGCCGGACCTGTCGGAAGCGGGGACCGCATCTTTGCCAGCAGCGGGTGAACCATGTCGTGCGGTTCTTCACCGAACTCCTCGTCCATACCCGCAGCGGTGACTTCGCCCGGCAGCCGTTCGTCCCGTCACCGTGGCAGAGGCGGGAAGTTCTCAACCCGTTGTTCGGTCAGGTCATCTTCGACGCCGGGCGGAAGCGGTACGTGCGGCGGTACCGGACGCTGTACCTGTTCCTGCCGCGGAAGAACGGCAAGACGGAGTTGCTGGCGGGGATATGTCTCTACTTGCTCGTCGCTGAGGGTGAGGAGGCAGCCGAGATATACGGGCTGGCGTTGGACAAGGATCAGGCCGGTCATGTGTACCGAGCGGCGGCCCGCATGGTGGAGTTGAATCCCCATCTGTCCAAGCGGTTAGAGGTTCTCCGGGCGGCCGGTCGGCTCGTTGATCCCAAGTCGGCCAGTTTCCTCGTCGTGGCAGCCGGTGACGCTGCCGGGGTTCTCGGGTCCTCCCCGCATGGGGCGTACATAGACGAGCTGCTGACCCAGCCGAGCCGTGAGCTGTATGACGCGCTGCGTACCGGGTTCGGTACCCGTTCACAGCCGCTGCTCATGATGGCGACGACGGCCGAGAACGATCCCAACTCCTTCGCCGCCGAGGAGCGGGCTTGGTCCGAGCGCGTTGCCGAGGACCCGACCCTCGATCCGTCCCGCCTCGTGGTCATGTACGCCGCCCCCGAGGACGCCGACTGGTTGGACGAGAAGGTCTGGAAGGCGGCGAATCCGGCACTCGGGGAGTTCTTGGACATCCGAGTGCTTCGTGAGGAGGCGCACAAGGCCAAGCTGGTGCCGACGGAGGAGCGGGCGTTCCGCCAGTTCCGGCTCAACCAACCGTCCAACGCTGTCGGCCGTGCCATCGACCTCGGCATGTGGGATCGGACAGCAGGCATCGTGGTCGAGGAGAACCTTGTCGGTCGGCGCTGTCACGGCGGTCTGGACCTGGCGACCACGACGGACTTAGCCGCTCTGTGCTGGGACTTCCCCGACGGTGACGAGCATCAGGCCGTGTGGCGGCTCTGGTGTCCCGAAGCAGCGATGGTGGGCTTCGACCGGCGTACCGCGGGGCGGGCGAGCGTGTGGGCCAAGGCGGGGTTCTTGGAGGTAACCGAAGGCGATGTCATCGACTACGACACCATCCAGCATCGCATCAGTCTCGATGCCGAACGCTTCGATGTGGTGGACGTTGCGTTCGACCGTTGGGGAGCGACGCAGCTTGTCTTGGACCTGGCCGACGGCGGGCTTGAGATGGTAGCGACGGGGCAGGGGTTCTCCTCTATGTCGGCGCCGACGAAGGAACTCCTCCGATTGATCGGCTCGGGGCGGTACCACCACGGCGGGAACCCGGCCTTGCGCTGGCAGGCGTCCAACGTCGTCACTCGACAGGACCCGGCGGGCAACCTCAAGGTGGACAAGGCCAAGTCGCCCGAGAAGGTGGACGGCATGGTGGCGGCGGTGATGGCTCTCGACCGTGCGATGCGGCATGCTGGACCTCAGCGGCATTTCGCTTCGGCCAGTTTTTAGGAGGTCCCATGGCGATTAGCAGCAGACGGCGGGCGTCACTCCCTGCTTCCAAGGTGGTGTATCCCAAGTCCAGTCCGGTTGGAGGCAAGGGGCGTAATGCGTACCCCATCGACACTCCGAAGCGGGCACGGGCTGCGCTCTCCTATGCAGCACGGAAGGACACAGCGGGTAGCTATGCCAAGGTGGAGAAAGCAGTGAACCGGCGTTATCCCAACATCAAGACGCGGCACCACACTCCGCGGGGTAAGCGTTGACACTCATTGAGGCTGGTTTGGCCGGTCCGTCGCCGGTCACCATTGATGGCGAGCCGACTACCTTTGCCGCTCCGCTTGATGAAAACCCGCTCATGTGGGTCAACTTCTTGGGCGACGTGATGACGCGCCGGTTCTTCGACACTCGGATATTCGACCTCTACTACCGCGGTGATCATCGACTCCCGTGGGGACCGACGCCGACGACGAGTTCGGTCTACCGGCGACTGTTGAAGGAGGCACGGAGTAACTGGGCTGAGTTGATCGTGGATGCCGTCAACGAGCGCCTGCGGGTGATCGGGTTTCGTTGGTCGGGCACCGAGGACGCCGACCTCGATGTCTGGAACAACATCTGGCAGCCGAACAGTCTCGACGCCCGGAGCGATGAGGTCCATGTCGAGTCGCTCGTTTACGGGTACGGGTACACGCTTATCTGGCCGGATTCGACGAGCGACAACATCAAGATCACTGCGGAGCATCCGAACGAGGTCATCTGTTACAGCCCGACCTCCGACCGGCACTTGGTGACGGCGGCGTTGAAGCGGTGGTGTGATGACTGGGGTCAGTGGCACGCCACGCTGTTCACGACTTCGGCCATCTACAAGTTCACGTCGGCAGCTTCGGTGGTCGGAGGATCAGCGATGCCGCCGACGACCTGGCTCGTCAAGGAGGACACCGCAGAGCCGTGGCCGTTACCCAACCCGTTCGGGGTGGTGCCGGTGGTGGAGTTCCCGAACAACCCGCGCATGCTGACCGGCGGACGCTCAGAGTTGGCCGGTGGACAGATCGACATGATGGACCGGATCAACGAGACCATCTTCAATCGCATGCTGGCAGCGCAGTTCGCCGCCTTCCGGCAGAAGTGGGTCACGGGCATGGAGATTCCGCGGGACAACGAGGGGAACCCCATCGAGCCGTTCCGTGTCGCCGTGGACCGGCTGTGGATGACCGAGAATCCCGAGGCGAAGTTCGGGGAGTTCGATGAGGCATCGCTGACCAACTACATCGCTGCGGCAGAGGCGGATATCCAGCACTTGGCGGCGATCTCGAGGACGCCCGCGCATTACCTCCTTCCGCACGGTCCGATGCCGAGCGGCGAGGCGCTCAAGGCAGCGGAGACCGGTCTGGTCGCCAAGGTGAAGCGGCGGCAGAGGTTCTTCGGGGAGGCGTGGGAGCAAACGCTGCGCTACGCGCTGCTGATGCAGGGTGATCCTCGCTGGACCGACATGAGTGGTGAAACCCTGTGGGCCGATCCCGAGTCGCGGTCGGACGCACAGACGGCCGATGCCTTGGTCAAGTTGGCGCAGATCGGAGTCCCAGCGCAGATGCTGTGGGAGTTGTCGGGGTTCTTCTCACCGCAGCAGATCGAACGCATGATCCAGCAACGGGCCGACGAGGCGTTGTTGTTCGGGACGCCGCAACTCCTCCATGCTGCCGGTCCGGCGGGGATGACAGGAGCGGTCCCGGTCCAGCCGCCTCCGATTGCTTCGGTGGGACCGTAGGAAGGAGTCCAAGATGATCCTCGGTCGTCGGCTAGCGCGCTGGTGCGCCATTGCCGCAGCGGTTACGTCCGCCATCTTGTTAGGCATCTACGCCAACGCGCCTATCGACAAGGCGACGGACCTCGGGTGGGGACTGTTCGCCTTGGCGGTAGCAGCGGCAATCTTCTTGGCTGAAGGCGTCGTCCTGGTTGAGTAGAACACCGTCACCCATCGCCCAGCGGTACCAGATGCAGACCACGAGTCTGCGGAACGGATTGACCCGTGCTGCTCGGGCGTCGTTTCGGAACCTCCCGAACTGGGATAACCCCGACCAGTTGGCCGTGCCGATGTCCCGGCTCTCGACACGGGCACAGGTGACCCAGGCGCGCCTTCTGACCTCGATGGCCTCGGTCATGGACGGGTCGCCCGTGCGGGTGGATATGGCCTCGGTGACCGGTGACGCGATCCGCGACGGAGACATCGAAGCGGCGTGGAGGGTCCCGATGTATGCGCTCTGGGGCAACCTGTCGAGTGGGATGGATCAGGCCGAGTTGATCCGCCAGGGCGACAACGACGTACAGACACAGGCGATCACGGACCTCTCGTTCAGTCAGCGGGAGACCATGAGCCGGATTACGGGAGACCAGTCCAACGGCATCATCGGGTACTGGCGGGTCCCGGCAGAAGGATCGGCCTGTGACTTCTGCGTGACCATTGCCGACCGCCTCTACTTCATTGAGGACCTGATGCCCGTCCATCCGGGCTGTACCTGCTCGGTCGAACCGGCGTTCCGATCCGACCTCGGTGGTGAGAGCGTGGCAGCCGCTGCAGAGGCGGGAGAGTGATATTCGAGTATCAGGCACACTTTGTGAGTTGACATGCAGCGAACGGAGGATGCAGCATGACGGATGCAGGACCCGAAGCCAGCGGGCAATCTGGCGGAGGTCCGAAGCCAGCGGGCGAAAGTTCTGGCGCAGGCTCCAAGCCGGGGAGCGAAGGTTCCGGCGTCACCTACTCGCAGGAGCAAGTCGATACGTTCATCGCCGAGGCGAAGCGGCGTGAGGCTGCGCGCTTCGGGGACTACGACGAAGTGAAGCGAAGGCTGGCCGAGATCGAGGCAGCCGGGCAGACGGAGTTGGAGCGTGCCCAAGCCGCGGCGAAAGATTCGGATGCCAAGGCAAACGCTGCCGTGGCGCGAGCGAATCACCTCGCGGTGCGTAGTGCGCTCACTTCCGCCGCAGCACGAGCTGGCGTTGTTGATCCCGAACTGGTTGTCGCTCTGCTCGGGGACGGAATCACCGTCGATGACGCCGGGGAGATTGCCGCCGACGTGGATAAGGCTGTGGTGGAGTTGCTCGAAGCCAAGCCATATCTCAAGGCCAACGGCACCACTCCTCCCCGGTTCGGGACCGTTGATCAAGGCGCACATGGACGTGGCAGTTCGGCCCCATCGAAACCATCAACGGAGATGGATGACTTGCTCCGGCGGAACCGATAACGAATAGGGGGTCGGATGGTCACCTTCGACCAGACACTCATTCCCGTATCAGTCCAACGAGAGATCGTGCAGGCCGTCACCAACGAGTCGGTCGTACTTCAACTCGCCAACGTGCAGCCGATGCCCACGGGTGCGGAGACCATCCCGGTCCTGGGGTCCTTCCCCACGGCGGGGTTCCTGTCCGCTCCTGGTGCTTCGAAGCCGTCCACGACCATGAGTTGGACGGCGTTGCAGCTCAAGGCTGAGGAGGTCGCCGCCGTCATCGACGTGCCGACGGCGTACATCGACGACGCCGGGTTCCCGCTGTGGGAATCGATCCAGCCGCGCATCGTAGAGGCCATGGCACTCGTCATCGACAAGGCGGTGCTGTTCGGGACCGGTGCCCCGGCTTCGTTCCCGGCTGGCGGTGTGGTCGCTGCTGCGAACTCGACTCCGGTGGCGACGCTCCCGGCGGCTCCGCAGAACGACATCGCCGGACTATTCAACGCCGTCCTGTCCAACGTGGAGGCGCAGGGACTCGTTCCCAACGGTATTGCGGCCGGTATCTCGGTCAAGGGTTCGATGCGTGGTGCACGGACCACGACCGGTGAGCCGTTGTTCGTTCCGTCTGTGGCCGACGTAGCACCTGACCGGGTGTACGGAGAACCGATCTACTGGTCGGTGGGTTCGGCGTTTACGCCTGCCACCGCCGTCGCCATTGCTGGTGACTGGACGAACCTCCGCATCGGCGTCCGTCAGGACGTGACGGTGGACCAGAGTGCCGAGGCGACGATCTACGACGCCACCGGCAAGGTGCTGGTCTCGGCGTTCCAGGATGACAAGATCATCATGCGGGTCCACATGCGGCTCGG